AAGCCGCCGTTCAATCAATGGCCTGATCTTTGGATGGATGGGAACAATGCGGTTCTTACCGGCTTTCGTTTTGGTGCCGCCCTTCATCGTGCCTTCCTTCAAGTCTATATCTTCAGGTTTCAGGTTCAAAAATTCAGAGATACGCCACCCGGAATATAGCAAGATCAAAACAGTATCAACCCAAGGATCAGACTGATGTTCCCACACCGTTTTGATTTCATCGTTGGTGAACGGAAGGCGGCTTGTTTCTGGAATGGGATCAGA